GCATTTCCATTATAGAATCTGCCTTAAAATAAATATCTGAATCAATAAATAATAAATGAGTAAAATCAGATTCTAAGAAACCTGCTACACATAAGTTTCTTCCTTGTGTAACTAAAGATGATTTAACCAAAGAAAAAGTAATCTTTATTTTATTTTTAATACAAAGTTGTTGTAGCTCTAGTAAAGCTTGTGTGTAATGAATAGAGCATTCACTGTGTACGGGTGTTGCAACCATTATAGAATATTCAGATTGTCCGGTGTCCGGTTTCCACATTGGGACAACCGATTTTTGGAAAGGTTGTGAACTTATTTTTATTTCTTTTAGTGTTTGGTAGGTATCCTTATTTACTGTTTCTTTCACTAATTACTCCTTTCAAAAAGCTTGACCATTCCATTCCTTTTTTTTCCCAGTTATAAAATCTTTTGTAAAACTTTTGTTGTTCCTCTAAATGATTTTGTATAAAACCTTCATGTAGATAACTTGCTGCAATTTCAATAGCAGAAGCTGTATCTCTAGCCATGGTTTCGTAATTAGTAGAATAATTAACATACACCGGCCATTCGGCGCATGTCTCGTATAAAGCACCGAAGTTATTTGTTATAACATGAACCCCTGATGCTAATGCTTCTAGTGCTGAGGCACATGAAGTTTCTTCAAAGGTACTTGGATACACAAACATATCATAATTAGGCATCATCTCTTTAATAAATTCATTTGGTTTATATCCAATATAATTTACGTTATGTAATTTTTTAGCTTGTTCATACAGAGGTTTAAATTGTTCGTCATTAGTTTTTTTAAACTCATCACCATAGACTTGAGTTGAACTATAGACATCTAGTATAATATTAGGGTTTTTTACTTCTTGCATTGCACGTAACAATACGTTTAACCCTCTCCAAGGGGTGCAGTGATGAACTAGTTTTATAGGTTCACCTTTTTTATAAATTTTTCTTATGGGAAATTCTTCAATACCATTTTTAATAACAACAGATCGATCAGTAGGGATATCAAAGAAGTATCTAAACTTTTCATAGTTCCAATGACTATTAAATACATACCAATCATATTCACTATGTCTTTCTTTGTTACCAAAAAACTCTTGTAGGTTTGGTTGATCCCAAGAATTCTTTTGCCAAAGTATATTTACTTTATTAGGATCTAATGGAACTTTACCTGGAATAGAAGTGCAGATCTGTACTTGATCTAATAACTCTTTTGAAACATGCTTATGAAGCATTTCCATTTGTAGCTCAGTGGCACCACGGGGTTGCATTATTCTTTAGTTAACGCACCCATAGAAACTTTAGTAACTTTGATTTCAAGGTCTTGTCTAAAGTCATCCACAGTAGTATCAGTATTGGCATCAGCAACATCGTTATCAAAATCAGTTTTACTAGCATACACTTTGCCTGTTCTTTTATGTTTAATAATTTCTTTTGCTTCTGCTGGTATTTTAATTAAATCAGACATTCTTTTTTATATCTTTATTAACAATTTTTGTCTAGCCTTTTCCCTGGCCTTTATAACGTTTAGTTTTTTTCTGTCTCTTCTCATTTTTGTTTAAAGATTTCTTATGTTTTCGAGGACCCCTTTTTTTAGGCTTATCCCGTTTGTGATGTTCTTTAGATTTTTTAGCCATTTTCTTGTGACCTATCTAATAAAGCATAACTTACAGCGCCTGTTATTTCATTTGCAGTATCTGCTTGCATTTTAAGAACATCGTCAGCTTCCATATTTAATGTATTCAATACCAAATTAGTTATGGATTTGTTTAAGAGAACATGACCAATAATATAATTAGTAGCATCTCCTGATTTGGTTAGTATTAAGTCGACATCTACATTACTGGCTGTATTATGAGCCGCTTGTACTGTTTTTACAAGAATAGTTGCATCTGCAGGACAAGTTAAAATTGTCGTGATGTTAGTTGTAGTTAAATCAAATGTTTCGCTTTTGTATCTTATTGTCATGACATAAAGTAATTAAAGGAATCTTGTTCGTTTTTCAAGTCCTGTTGATAAGAAGTATTTAATTGGTTTTCAACTGTTGCTATTGCTTGGTTAATTTGTCTAAAACCTTCTGTTGTGTATTCTGCTGGTGGTTCAGGTACGTATACGTTTATCTTAGCCATTATCTTTTTCCATCGGGGTTAACGTCTGCTCTAAAGGTACCAAATCTCCAAGTCTCATTTATAGCAGTATTTTGTATTTTAATATTAGCTAATCTTCCTCTAGCACGGGTGTCTATTTTTTCTGTATTAGCATTTATTGTAAAAGGACCTAATTGAGAAGAGGTTCCAGAATCTACAGGATAATTTTTTAAAAATATTGTAACCACTGCATTTCCCTGAAGGTTTTTAAAGTCGGGTATAAATCTACTTAGCCTTAGCATATTCTCTCCATCACCCCCTGTAGGTAAATCAAAATCTCCAGATTGAATATATGCTGCAATAGCTGTTTCTGTTCCATTTAAAGATATTTCATTATTACCAATCTCATGAGCATAGTACAAAGATGCACCAAAGGTATTAGTTGCACCACTTAAATTTGCAATTGTTGGGGTTCCTGTTGGTGTGTATTCTGTAGCATAGGGTACATCATAAGTGCTTGCATCTGCAAAAGAACTTCTAGCTAAAGTCATTATAGACCAGTTGTTCTCCACATAATTATATACTACTGATCTATTATTTTGAACTGCTGGACTACCTAAAGGAGTCCCTGCTGGATAAAACCAAACTATCTCATTAAATAAAGAGTTGTGTGAAGCATAAATAATCTCATTAGAAGAATAGTTAATACCTTCATTAGATCCGGTGGTCGTGAATACAAAATCTTCAACAAGTGATGGAAGTAATTTTACCGTACCATCAAATACAAAGAAGCCTCCTCCTGTACCCATCCAGAAAACTTTACCATCTGAATAAACAGCAGCATGTTGTCCAATACACCCACAGTTAGATCCAACTTGTCTTATAGAAAATGTAAAAGGCGGACCTACGAACTGCATTTGATAAGCAGCTTGATCTGTTAAAATTAAATTATAATCTTTACCTGAGATAGCAGCTACAATTTTATTTCCTGTGTCCAATCTAAAAGTTCCTGCAGTATTAATTGAAGTAGGTTGATAAATATTATAATTTTCTTGATCACTAAATCTAATAAACATTGGGTCTTGTGTTGAAGCGTCTCCAATAGTTGTTTCTGTACCAAAGTGAACTACATGTCTATCTCTATCTGAAGTTATAGTTAATCTTGTAGAAGTTGGAGCACCTACCATAATAGTTGCTCTTTGGTCTAATGGGTTTGAATCACCTGGATTCCAAGTAAATGTTTTACCATCTTTAATCGTTGCAATTAATTGTTCTCCGAAGTTATCTAAAGACCATGAACCTGGATCTAGAATAATAGTTGAACTCGTTGTACCGGATCCCCATTCAAGTCTGCTCCAAGCACCTGTACCCCAACCATAACCATAAGTTTGAATTGTGGGGCCAATATCTTCATAAGGATTTATTGTAGCTCCTCCAGCTGCTGTCATTCCTGTTCCAGTTTCAGTTGTTGTCATTTGAATTGTAAAAGAATTTGTAGCTATTGTAAGAATTTCAAAAGTATTTGTTGTAAAGTCTGTTGTATTGTATCTTGTAACTGTTGCTTCTCTTACTGCAGTTGTGTCTATATGAGCTACGGCAGTTGTACTATTAGTACCTCTTGTGCAACCTGTTAAATCATTTGTAGATATACCCGCATAGGTTATTAGCTCATCCCCTATTCTTACCGTTCCAGAAGCAGAAAAACCTGATGCACTTGTTAAAGTTATTGTAGTATCAGAATCTGTTATAGCACCATTTAAAGTTGTAGTTTGTCCAGACACTGTTACAGAACTTAACGTAATATATTCTCCAACATCCAATGGATGAGTTGTTTTATTTACAGTTACAATATTTGATCCGTTGGTGCTTGTAAAAGTTGCACCTGTGATTGCTGTTGCAAGTGGAGTGATGTCATAAAATTTATCTTCGTAATAAATGTATAATGCTTTTGATGTACCTAGTGCTGCGTATCTCCTACCTTCTAAATCATTCCAAGTATGTTGAGCACGTGTGGGTCCTGCAATAGTCTCTTGTCCAATAGCTGTATAGCCGCCTATTTTTTCTGGTTGTCCATATCTAAATCTAATAAAATCTCCATCTATCCATTGTCCTTCAGCACCTGACGGGGTATCTGCTTTATTAATTCCAGGTCGAATAGTTACATTAGTTAATGGCATGGTGTTATTTTACACCATTTTATAGTTTCATCCAAGTAGATGGTGAAGGTAAGTTATGTTCGGATTTAACCCCCTCTTTCATAGTAAGTAGTATATCTCCTGATATAGAAAGCCTTGGGGTATCTTTATTATTTTTACCTGTTTCATGAAACATCATTGAAGGAAAGATAACGACATTACCAGTTTCGGCAGGATACTCTGCTTTACCATAATTAGAATTATCCCATTCTGTAAAATAAGGATCTCTTTTAGGAATATTTAATCCTACTTTATGAGCATCGTCATCAAGTAAAAAAAGATTACCTTGTTCATGAGCTTGTGGATAATAGACAAAACTAAAATGACTACTCATATGTCTATGATAAGAGATGAATTGTTCTTTAACAGATAAGGTAGCCCAAGACTTTGTGATATAAACTTCAAATAAATCTAAGTTATACTTTTGTGCAGACAAACAACCTTGTATTACTTTTGATAACTCTATATATAATTCTTCAAATCTTTTATCTTTGTGTAAATTATCATCTATTGATTGTAGTTCTTTTGGTTTTACATCCGTGGTCCGTGAGTACTGAGAATTGGTTGGGGTAATATCGTTTAATATTATAGGAACTATTGTCTTGTTTATTTCTTCAAAGTTTTCTAACTTAGTTATGTATACAGGATAACCAAACCATTTTGATATATTTGCCATAAGGCACTATACTAATTTACTCTTAAAAATCTATACTGAATTTCACCTGCTCCACCAGCAGCACCATTACTTGTAGGAGCTGATCCACCACCACCCCCTGAGCCTCTTGTTCCAACAGAACCTGGTGATCCTCCTGATCCTCCTGCTCCTCCTGAGATATTTCCTGCGTAAGAATCACCACCAGCAAAACCAGCTATACTACAGTTATCTCCGCCACAGTTTCCTGATCCAGATAAATCTCCTGCAGCACCATTTCCTGATTGATTAAATGTTCCAACCGGACCACTTGTTAAAGTAGTAACCGATTTAGTTGACCCATCTAAATCTCTAAAATTTCCTGAAGTAACCGCAGTACCTCCAACAGTAGCTGCACCTGCAGTCCCTGCAGTATTAGTTCTTAAAGGTCCTTGTACCCCACCTCCAGTACCCGAAGAACCACCTCCAGCACTTAATGTAAATATTGCTCCTGCAGTTGATCCTGATAAAGTAGAATTTGTTCCAGCACTTGCTATACGAGGCTGACTATAATTTGAAGTTTGGTTTCCTGCAGCTCCACCACCACCTATTGAATAAGTTATAGTTTCACCTTCGGTTACCGTAAATACTTTATCTGATACATAAGCTCCTGATCCACCACCAGCACCTGCTGATTCTCCACCTGCTTTATCATAATCTACTCCGCCCGCAGCACCACCCCCGCCTCCGACTGCAGCTTGAATATGAATTGCATTAGCACCATCAGGTACTGTAAAAGTTCCTGAACCAGAACTTAATGTTGTGAGAGAGGTTGCAGTGAAAGCTGCAAATACTAATTCCCAAGTACCAGAGTTCTTAGCATAAATCTCATCAGCTTCTTCCCAAGTGCCAGACACTTTTCCGTAAGCATTTTCTATCTCTTCAAATGTTCCAGAAACTTTGCCATAAGTATTAGCCATTTAAGCTCCTATGAATATTTAAACCAAACATCCCCATCACTTCCTCCTGTGGGTGAAGAGGTACTAATTGTAAATTTTCTTTCTAGCTTTGCAGCTGTTACTGCGTTATCAACTATTTTAACTGTACTAATTTGAGCATTAGAAATATTAACAGTCAATACTGCATCGTCTGCTAATTGTGCACTCTGGATTGCATCATCAGCAATCTTATCATTAGTTACAGCATCGTCTTCTATTTGTGCTGTCCCGATAGTTCCACCTAAAGTGTTAAGTGCTACTTCGTTAATATTAGTTCCATCAGAATAAGCTGCATGAATTTTACCTTCGTCTAATTCAAAGCCAGTTCCGGATACTGTTTTAAAAGTTAAAGTGTTTGCGCCATGGGTAGTCCCATCTTTTAAAATATAAAATTTTTCGATTGAATCAGGAATTGTAACAGTTCTAGTTCCTGCTAGGGTTCCTGTAAAATTAAGGACCATATTTCTAGCATTAGAAATAGAAGCATTAGACATAACAAGAGCTACATCAATTGATGCTACATTTATAGATTGGTACCCTGCAATTGCTTGTTGTACTAAATCTAGGTTTGTATTTGTCTTAGTTCCCCATGTACCGGCATTTTCGCCAGTTGCCATAAGTTCTAATTTAAGATCTGCTGAATATGTTGATGCCATAATTTTGTATTATACCTTGTTTAAGCTGCCTTATCAACTTCCACCCAAATATTGGATACATCCTTATTAACTTCTGTCCATATATTAGTTACGTCTAGGTCTACAGTAGACCATGCTGTAATTAGTGGACTATTAATTGAAGCCGTTAATTGTATTCCAGTAACCTGTACCTCTACTCCAGGAACGGCTACTGCTGTGCCAATAGAAGTTGTTAACTGAGATCCTGTTACATCTACAGGGGTATTTAAAACAACAGTTTCTTCCCCTAAAGTTCCTGTTAATTGTATACCAGTAACATCAATATTTGCGTCTGCTGTAGTAGTTACGTCATTGGTTGACATTACAAGATCGTGCTCTGTAACAATAATACTTATATTACCATTAGCACTTACAGAATAAGTTCCTATAGTCCAATTTAATTCAGATCCTGTAACAGATACAATTGCGTTTCCTATAAGTGTTTCGTCACCCATAGACATTGTTAGTTGAGATCCTGTAATATTAACAATAGTGTTTACATCAACTACTTCTTCACCTTGAGTAAGTGTTAACTGAGATTCGGTAACATTAACATTTGCATTTGCCTGAACTGTTGCTGCATCTATAGCACTTGTTAATTGTATACCTATTACTTCTACATTAACATTAGTTCCCCCTAACGAGGCAATGGGTGATTGGGCTAGTGCGGTTATACCTAACAATTTAAACTCCTATAAATTTTATGAAGGAAGCAGCAAGACATGTGGTGGATGCCACTGCCTCCATCATAAAATTATATCATCTCTTAAACCAACTTGGAAGACCTAAATGTGGACGTTTGTCAAACATATTATCTTTAGACCCTGGAGTTTTTCTATTGTTATAATGAAGAAATACTTGAGCACAGTCTTTGCCTTTAAACTTTTCTCGCCAATGTTCTAATTCACAACCAGAATAGACTAACATATCCCCTGGTTTTAAATCTACTTTAATACCTTTTTTGCCAACTTCTCCTGATGGCTCTAAATAAATAGTCCAATCATCTCCCCCTAAATTCATAGTAGTAGATATTTCACAACTGAATCTATCTTTATGTCTTTTAAGAATATCACCTTTTTTATAAATTCTAGCAAAAGTATAAGCTGGATATAGTTTTAATCCCGTAGTCTTTTCCATAATAGGTTGACACTTCAGCATTAAAGTCTCCATTGCTATATCAGAATAGTTTGAGTAAGTATGTGGAATCTGACCATCTGCTCCTTCATACTCACCTAATAATGTTTCATAAGGAGATATAAATCTAGCATTACGACAGGTGTCTAATACTTGTCTTTTCATATGAAAGTAATTGTATAAAAACAAAGCTAAATCTTTATCTATTGCTTGTTTTATAACTACATATTTATTTTTTTTAAACGACATCTTTAGCCATCTCTTTCGGTACTGCTTGAATATTCCAATGTATAAATCTAAAAGGTTCTATTCCAAAATCTACACTAAACTCATGTTCTAAATATCCTGGAAATATAATTAAAGTTCCTGGTGTTGGTTTAAAATGAATAAGCTCACTACCAGCCAATACACCTTTTTGATCTTTCATTTTTAATTTAGTAGATCTAGCCCCGGTCCGTGGTTCGTGAAAAACGGGCATTGATGTTTTATCACTACACTTTAAAAAATAGAATCCAGATACGTGTTGATTCCAATGGACGTGTGCAGAATGATGTCCGCCTCCCTTTTTTGCAAACTCTTGTACCCACATCTCACTGAACATAGTTACATATTGTTGCATATCAAAACCTTGATGATCTAAATATTCCCAAGACTTTTGACCAATGTAATCTCTAAAGTCTCTAAAATCGTTGTCCGCTGTAAGTGGAGTTGAATGATAACTTCTTCCAAAGTCTCCGAATTCTTTAATATGTTTTTTAGCTTCTGGAAAGTTTTTAGCATCTTTAATATATTTGTTAGTTGCTTTAGTTAAAGATTTTAAAAACTCTGGTTTTTGTTCAGACCAAATAGTTGTGTTAAAGTAATTATTTATATACATATTAATTTACGTCCTTTCTATATTTGTTTATATATTTTAACATTTCTTTTAGGCGATTTTCCACTACAGAAACATCTGTATTACACGTTAAACATAGAAGTCCTCTTACTTTTTTTGTTTTATGGTTATGATCAACACATAAAGTTCTAGTAAGATCTTTTTGATGTCTTTTACAAATAGCACATTTGCCTTTTTGTTTTTCAAACATTTGATTATATTGATCTAATGTAATTCCATATACATTTTTTAAAATAGCATTTTTTCTTTTTTCAGGATTTTCTTTGTTATAATTTTTTATTTTTTCATTAATTTTATCTTTATTTTTTTGGTAATATTCAGCATGGTTTTTCTGTTCTTTTTCTCTATGTTTTAAATATTGTTCTCTTCTATACTGCTTTTTCTGTTCTATTGTTTTAATCATATTATTTAAATGGGTATCCTAGATTCCACATCACCAATGAATACCTCGTTCCTTTAGTTACAGGTTTTACACGGTGCCATACAAATGATGGAAACACAATGATAGATCCTTTAGGTAATATTTCTTTTGCTTGTTTCAAATGTTTA